GATTAGGTTGGGGGGTTGGTTTTCCATTTTTTTTTTTTTAGGTTGTTTATTTTATTAGGTTGTTTATTGTTTCGTAGATTGTTACTATCCCCCCCACCTTGATCATTGTTTTCCATATTAATTGACGCATTCTGTATGTAATCATTTTTTAAGGTTTAGAGTTATCATAACGAAATTTTTCGGTGAAATTTTAATTTCACCAAAAATTTTGTAATACTAGCGTAGCGCTACAGGCTTCCTTTTAGTTTTTCGATTGCTTCCTTCCAGATAAGTTTCCTCCTTTCCGTTTCATAGGCCTTTTTTTCCCAGTTGATCTCGTTGTCCCCATATTTGAGTTCATTGTTGATTCTCTGCGCATTTTCTAGCGCAAGGTAATAGTTTTTTTCTCCATTTGCGCCTTCTAAAGAAATTTTTTCCCCTAATACCCATCTTTCGTTTTTGTCTAGTTTTTGAAGCCATAGGGCTTCTTTTTCTTCTTCTGTGTAGATTTTATTCCGATAGTATATCGGTAGATTTAGTTTTTGACCGTCTCTGGTTGTGTATGTTTCCTTCGTTTTTTCTGGTTTGTACCTATTTAGGGTCGAATCCCTTCTGTCTAGATATTGCGATCCGATTCCTTTTGAGCATAGTGTTTTTGGTTGGAATGTTGGATGCAGTTCGTCTGGCTCTGATATGTATTTTACGATGTAATTTATCGTTTTTTCGGTTGTGTATTCTCCGATGTAAACGTTTCCGTATTTCCAGTGTTTTTCGATGTCTTCTGTTTTATCCCAGAAAATTATTCCATGTATATGGATTCTTTCTGTGTTTTGTTGGCCTAGTTCTGTTACCAGCCAATGTTTGACTGATTTTTTATACTCTTTTCTCCATCTTTCTAAGAATCTTCTGACTGCTAATGTTGCTATTTCGTTTGATGCTTCGTATGATTCAAAGGAAAAAATTTCTTCTCGTTTCTTTTTTTCCATCTTTGGTATGCAGTCGATGTAAAGTTCTTCCAGTGCTTCATTTGTGAAAGATAATGTTACGAATTTTCCTCTGTCATCGTGTCTTATCTCTTCTTGTAATCTTACGGACCATGCTCTTGCTTTTTGTTTTTTGCATTCTATGCATTTCTGGCATCCGATTGGTACGTATGTTGTTCTGATGTCTTTAATGGGGGGAATAATCCCCCCATTTTTTTTATTTGCGATGTATTTTCTGTTTTTGATAAGCGTTGGATATAGGCACATATCATTTTCCTCCAAAGCCTCCTATAACGGTTCTGGCTGCTCCCATTGGTATGAACATTTTGGCTAGGTTTCCGCCCAGACTTAATCCTCCTACGATCCAAGCGCTTTTGATTGTTGCATCTGCTAAGGCTTTCGTATTTTTTTCGGATGTTGTTAGTGCGTCTTTGTTTGTTTGGACGTTTTGCCATCCTTGCAATACTTCTTCTTTCATCTTCCAGATTTGGTTGTCTGTTAATTCCATGCCTTTTTTTGCTGCTGCAATTCTTACTTGTGCTTCTACTATGGACCAGTTATTTAGTGTTATTTGTTGCTTGATCAGTTTTTCTTTGTTTTCTGCTTCGATCTGTGCGCTTTCTGTTTCTGCGATGATTTTTAGATTCGTCTGTTTCATATTTTCTAGATTTTGTTCGATTGTTTGAACTTTTGCGTCAAACGTTTCTTTGTCCAGTTTTAATGATAGTTCCTTCGATTCTTTTTCGATTTTCATCGTTTCGTTCTGCAGGTTAATAGTCTCCTGTTTCATAGTTTCTGTTGTTATCTGTTGCGTTAGCAATTTAGTTGCTTCGTGTACGTTGTACATTTCTGCTTTTGCAAGATCTGTTTGTGCCCCAGATAGTCCAGCATCAGCCAAGGTCTTTTTTTCTTGTGCTTTCATCAAAGCAATTTCTGCTCCTATTTTACTAAGTGATGCTATGTCCATGTAATTTGGTGGCGGTGCTTGTCCCATTGCAGCCGATCCACCTTGTGCTGATCCTCCAGTTTGACTGCCTGTTGTTGCTCCTCCTCCTCCACCTTTTCCGTAAAGTAGCGCTGGATTTAGTCCAGCGTCTTTCATCATTTTTACTTGTTCTGGGTAGTTTGTTGCTCTCCACATTGCTAACTGGTTTTTCATACCTTGTTCGTTTAATTGAGTTTGGTATCTGTATTGGTTAGCATTTAATTGCATCTGGTTCGATAGTTGTATTCCCATCATCCTTCTTGATCTTGCGTCTCCCAGTGCTCCTTGCATGGCATTGTTTCCGATTCCTACTCCTCCGCTGATTAAAGCGGCTGTAATTATTGGGTCCATTTTTCGCGATTTTTTTTAAAAATTGTTTCGTACTATTCTCGGTATATAAGAACACATGCGTACTTCAAGCATTTTCTGCTTTAGTGCCTTGTGTTGGCTCTGGTTTTCCAGATTCTCCTCCTTCAATTATTTTGAATTGAGTTTGCGCTCTTTCTTCTCGTTTTGCTGCCATGTCTGCTTGTACTTTGTCCATTGCTTCTGTTGCAATTTCCCATCGATCTGTTCTGATATCGTATTCTGGCTTGATTCCATCTTTTCGTTCTGTGTAGATCAGTGGTGCTCCATCTGTAATAGGTTCTCCAGAGTTTACGATTCTTTCGATTTTTTGCTCGATTGTTTCTCCTTCTGGACGTTCTTCAGATTGCAGTTCTGTTGTGTGATATAGTGGTTTTTTATACATTTTTTTTTAGTTTATTGGGTTTTGATATAATAGGGGGGGATTTCTCCCCCCCATACCAGGTTCTTTGTCTTGTGTTATAGATTTGGAATTACTTTGGCTGACATCTTTCTTCTGCAGGTGATTTGGTTAGAAATTTGTACCCAAAAATTCTCTGCACTTATTTCTGTTTGTGCAAAAATGTAGTTGTATTTTGATGGGTCGATATACGTTGTTACATCTTTAATTCCTCCACCGCTTGCTACTTCGTATCTCCGATTTAATGTCATGAACATTGCTTTATCTTCGATTGCGAATTGCCCCCTGCATCGGTTAATGTTTGTCATGTAGTTGATCCATGCTGGTTGTTTTCCTGCGCTTGAATATACTGGTACATAAGCCGTTCCTACCTTGTTTAATTGTGTGTCAAACCATGCCATCTGATCCGTGATTAAGTTTTGGTATCCGATTGCATCTAGTGCTGGTTTATGTAGATCATTTAGTGTTTTTAGGTTTACATCCCAGTTGTTGCCTTGTGAGTAGTCGATTCTTGGTGTTAGTGAAACGATACCCATAATATACGAGGGTTCGTTTACTTTAATTTTTACTTTTCCACCTTTGGTTTTGTTTAGCATCCTTCCACGTCCAGATAGAGTTCCTGATGGGTTCAGGTTGTCATTTACTTTAGTCTCTGCGGTGCTTATTACTTCTTCAAATCCCAGTTCTTTAATTAGTGATCCATGATATACTGGGGATTCTACTCCTCTTACTCTTTCGTGCGTGTAAACTGCTGATAACCAGTCATCGTAAGTTCCTCCAGATATTGCGATTCTGTTTAGCATTTCATAGACTTTTGATGCCAAGTTAATTGAATCGATTGTGAATTTATTTCCTGTTGTACTTACTGCAGTTACTGCGCTGATTCCGTTTGTTCCATCGATCCATTCTGTCTGAATCCAGTTGTTTAATAGATCACTTTGGTATGTTTTGCATCCTAGACCTTCTTGATTTGACCTTACTGAATAGTCATACGTTCCTTTATGTAAGATAGATTTGTATGGCTCGAATGTTGTTGTAGGTAAGATCTGGTATTGTGGTGTTAAAATATCTGATAGAATGTTTAACTGCATTTTGTCGATGTCTTCCAGATCGAATTGCTTTAGTTTTGGTGTGTTGTTTAGCAATGATCCTTCAGATATATATACTTTAAGGTCTGTTAGTTGGAATAGTGTACTTACTCCAGTAACTTTAGGCTCTCCGCATCGGTAAACATAGTTGGTTTCGTTTTCTTCTGCAAGAAAAACTACATTGAACAGATCTTTTATTGTGTAAGATCCTGCGTTGGTTGCAATAGTATAGTCTTCGAATTTTATTTTTGGGAATTTTCCGATTTGGTCTGATGGTAGCAATATATCAAAATTCATCGTGAAGTCTTCTGGGTTAATACTTGCATTATTTATTACCAGATCATCTAAGAAGTTTGGTTGCATGACTAGTGCACTGCTTACCGTTGCAAACGTTGAAAAGTTCATGTTATTATGGATTACTACTCCGTATTCTTCTTGTTTGTTTGCGTAATATTGTTTGTAGATTGTCCAGTATCCTAAGAACGGGATTGCGTTAATATCTCGCCACAAATCACCAGTTTGACCAGTAATTCCCCGACCGATTCCCCTTAGATTTAGGTATGAGAACAAGCACGATGGATGTACTTGTTTATCTGCAGTTGCTGCTGATGTTGTCCTCAATGCTCCTACTCTTACTTGTGGTAGTGTAATTTTTGACATATCCATTCCCACGTTTAATAGGTTCATGTGTAGCCTTGGATTGTATAATCGAATAGGTACTTCGAACACGTCCAGCTGAACCTTGAACGATCCAAAAAGCGGACCGACCGTTGGTAGTGTCATGACTTCTGCTTGCAAGTCAATATCCCATGAATCCCCGGGTAAAGCGACCTCCGACATAAACGGAACTAATGTTCCTGCTGACATTGAAGATCTCCAGATATAAGATAGATCGTGTGTTGATCTTTCGTAGTTCCTTAGTTGGGCTTTTTGTTTGTTTCCGCTTCCTAAGCGGTCTCCTCCGATAGTTGTTTCCATTTTGTTTTTGAATTTAGAGTTTGAATGTTTCTGTCTCGATTAGATCCGAGACCTCGATGTTTTTTAGGTGTTGGACCAGACTCACCATCACGTTGAATAGATTGTCCCAGTTAATCGTGTTGATGTAGTTTAGTGCTTCTGCCTTAGTTTCGTAGTTTTCCGATATTCGGTAGTTGCCTAGTGCGATGAACGATCCCTGCTCGTGTGTTACTAGCAAGAATGGCGTTTTCTCGATTTCTTCTCTCTCGATGATTAGGTTGGTGGGTTGGTTTTCCAT